GGCTGGAATGATTCACGAAATTCAAAAGCAAATGGTACTCCAGTCTCCGCTACTTATGGAGAAGGTAAAGGTATACCGTAACAGCATCGTAGCTAAGGACGGCAGCTTTATACAAGCGCGTAGCGCGGACGCCGATACAGCCCACGGTTATAACGCGCACGCGGTTTTATTTGATGAGCTGCACAGCCAGCCAAACCGTGAGCTTTACGACGTAATGAAGACAGCGAGCGGAGCGAGAAGGCAGCCGCTCTTCTTTAGTATTTCCACAGCTGGAAGTAATAAGGAAAGTATATGCTATGAGGTTTACGACTACGCTAAGAAAGTAAGGGACGGTATTATAGAAGACGCTACCTTTTATCCGCATATCTACGAGGCGGAGCCGGACGACGATATACTAGACCCTGCAACCTGGCGCAAGGCTAACCCCGGTTACGGCGTAACGATAAAGGACGACTATATAAAGGCGCAAGCTCAAAAGGCTAAAGCGCTAGTAACTTATGAGAATACCTTTAGACGCTTACACCTAAACCAATGGACGACCAGTGAGGTAAGATGGGTTAGCGACGAGGACTTTATGAGCTGCGCGGAAAGCTACGAGCTCGCAGACCTTCAAGATAGGGACTGCTACGCGGGGCTCGACCTTGCGAGTACTGAGGATTTAACGGCGTTAGTGTTGATCTTCCCGCCGGTATATGAAGGCGAACCTTTTAAGACGGTGGTCTATAGCTGGGTAACTGAGGCAGCGGTAGAAAGGCGCCAAGGTAAAACGGGTGCCGACTATAATAAATTTATAGGTAAAGGCGAGCTAACGGTAACACCGGGTAACGTAACGGACTATAAATATATTAGCGAGGCTATTTACGAAGCTGCGGAGATGTTCAATATAAAGGCGATCGCTTACGATAGATGGAACTCTAGCAGTTTAATAGCGGAGCTTGCAGAGGAGGGCCTACCGGTAGAGCCATACGGCCAAGGCTTCGCTAGTATGAGCCCAGCGGTTAAGCAGTTAGAGATATGGATAAGGAGCAACCAAATAGCCCACACGGGTAGCAACCTGCTAAGGTGGTGCGTAAGTAACGTGCAAGCTAAAACGGATCCGGCAGGAAATTTAAAGTTTGATAAAAGCAAAAGCTCCGATAAGATCGACGTCGCGCAAGCTTGGGCCATTGCGGTAGGTATATGGCTTACGAAGCATAGGAGCGACGATAACGACGGCAGTATATACGAAGACCGCGACCTTATTATACTGTAATGACTGTAGAAGAAGCTAAAAAGCTAACTTTTTTTTTAATAGATAAAAATATTCACGCTTGGCCCCAGCTCACTAGGGGCGGGGCCTGCGTAAATATTTTAGTAGAAGGTGAATGCTACCAGCTAAATAAAAATGAAAGTTTTTACGGGAAAGTTTGCATAAATAGAAAATAGCCGTATATTTGAAGTGTCAAACAACAACAACTAAAAAACACTACAAAGATGAGCACTAAAGTAAACTTCACTTCTTACGGCGTACAATTTAAGAACATCGAAATTAACGGCGATACTTACGAGAAAGGCGTAAGCTACTACACAACTGGCCGCGGTCGTAATTCATTAGTAAAGCAATATGTAAAAGCTTTATACGGTGTTAAGTGTAGCGTAAATACAAACAGCTTCCGCAGTATAAATATAGATATTAAAGCAGAAGATATACCGGCAGACCTTCACGCCACAGCTAAAGCAGATCTTAAAAAAGTATTTTCTAGCGGTACTTATAACGCTATGGAAGATTACCACGACTACAAAGCTGTAGAGATTGAAAAGGAGCACGGTATAGACTGCTCAGTAAACTTTTTAAAAGTAAGCTTCGTATAAATAAGAGAGCCCCGGAAGGGGCTTTTTTATTACCCCTAAAAAATAAATGAAAATAAATACGTGTTTATTTGCATAGATATAAAATAGCTGTATCTTTACACCAGTAATAACAACAAACACTACTACCAAATGGAAATGCAAATAATACTAAATACAAAGGTTAGCCTAAAAGCAAACGGAGAGTACCACTACGAAGATGTTATATATACTTTTCACCAAGCTGGTAAATTTAGAAACTGGTACTGTATGTATAAAAGCCCTAAAACCCACGATACAGTAGTAAGAGAATACAAAAGCGAAGCATCGGCTAAGGCAGCACAAAAAAGAATGCTTAAGCAGGGCGGCGTAGTAAGAGATCAGTACTAAGAATAAGAGAGCCCCAGCCGGGGCTTTTTTTATGCCCTAAAAATAAATATGAAAAAAAACCGCATTTTATTTGCAGGGGAAAGAAAAGGCCGTATATTTACACCAGTAATAACAACAAAGGCAAACAAGATGACTACTACTAAACTAAGAAAAGGCGAATACACAGCGACGGTAAACGGTAAAACCTATAAAATCGAGCACGATAACTTTGAAGGAGATAACGGCTGGAACCTTTATAACGAGGACTACGAATGGTGCGGCAGCGCTGACACTAAAAAGAAACTAGTACAAGCGTTAAAAAATTTATAATGCAAGACTGGCAAAAGCAGATACTATATAAAGAGCGCTTTATGAAAATTAAAAGAGTAATACAATACGCCGGCGCTGAGATCTTAGAGACCCAGCCCGGCTTATTTACCGCCCTCCCGAATACCCCGAGCTTCTACGGAAGCCGCAAGTTTAACAGCTTAGAAAAAGCTAAATTTTATTTAAAGCAATGGCAAAGAAAGTAATGACCCCCGAAGATAGAGAGCACCGTAATATAGCTTTAGCGCTTGGCGCTGGCTTGTTAGGCTTTCCAGTATTAACCTTAGTATTTAAGCTGTTTGCTTTTGTACAGTTTATAGCTTTTGGTTATGTTAGCTAATGATATAGAGTACTATTGCCAAAGCTGCGGAACGTATACCGCCAGCTTAAGTAATATAACTGCGCTGCAAATTTGCGACCCCTGCGCCGCAGGATCCGAACAAGAACAAGAAGAGACCATTTTATTTATATGAGAATTATTTTAGTAGAGCATAAGAGCTCTAGAAAGGTAGAAGGGTATAGAACCCTTACCAAAGCCTGCAAGGCCTTAGACATCAACTACAGTACTATTACTAAGATTATAAACGGTAACTGCAACTACTACGAAAACGAAAAGCTAAAGCTTACGCGCCTACCTATACAATAAAAAAGCTAAGTAAGCAAGGAAATAAAAAAGTTTTTTGTATATTTGCCTAAAGTATATACTCTAGGCTTTGGCAGAAAATAACAATAGCGGGCTATTTGCTCGCCTTTTTAGAAGCTCCCCCGAAAACCCCAGTACGAGTTTAAGTAACCCGGCTGCGTGGCTTACGGGGCTTTTTGGTACTAGTAAGACGGGAGTACAAGTAAGCGAAGATAACGCGCTTACTTTTAGCGCTGTTTATGCAGCCGTAAGGATCATTAGCGAAACTATAGCTAGTATACCTTTAAACGTCTACCAGGCAGACGGGGAAACCCGCGTAAAAGCTGTAGGCCATCCAGTACAAGACCTTTTAGCGAAAGCACCTAATAGCGTAAGCTCTACCTTTACCTTCCGCGAGGCTATGGCCTCTAATTTGGTTTTGCACGGTAACGCCTACGCTAAGATAGAGATGAACGCAGCAGGACGTCCTACGGCGCTTATACCTTTGAACCCTATGAAGGTCGAGGTAAAAGTAGTAGACGGCGAGAAGGTCTACGTATTCGATGAAAAGCACACGTACCTAGATTATGAGATGCTCCACTTTGTAGGGCTAAGCTTTAACGGTTTAGTAGGAAAGAGCCCGCTTTCAATGGCACGCGAAGCCGTAGCTATTGGCCTAGCGGCCCAAGAGTACGGCGCGCGTTTCTATTCTAACGGTGCGAACGCCGGCGGAGTTATTACAGCTCCTGGCCGATTAAATACTGAAGTAGTTAAAAGGCTACGCGAAAGCTGGAACCGTGCCCAATCGGGTTTAAGCTCTAGCCACTCTACGGCGATACTCGAGGAGGGTATGAAGTACGAGAAAATCGGACTAGATCCGGAGGCGGCCCAGTTCTTACAGTCTCGTAAATTCCAAGTAAACGAAATAGCTAGAATCTTTAGAATACCTCCGAGCTACTTAGCAGACCTAGAGAATAGCTCTACGCGTGCTAATACGGAACAGCAGGCTATACAGTTCGTTAGGGACTGTATAACGCCTTACGTCCGCCGTATGGAGGTAGAGCTAAACCGTAAGCTATTTAGAGAAGACGAGCCCAACCTTTACGCTTACTTCACTATGGAGGGGCTAATGAGGGGAGACCAAAAGGCTAGATATGAAGCTTACGCCGTGGCGCGTAACTGGGGCTGGCTTTCGGTAAACGATATTAGAGACCTAGAGAACCTTAACCCGGTAGAGGGTGGGGACATTTACCTACAGCCTCTTAATATGCAGAGAGCAGGCGAAGACGACACTAACGTAGACGTCGACTAATGCCCTGGACTGACTACCCACAAGCTGCAACGGATCACGCTAAGCGAGCGTTAAAGATTCGCGAGGAAGAAGGTACCGACTGCGGCACGCCGGTAGGCTGGGAATCCGCTAGGATCTTAGCCAATAAAGAGGCAGTAACTGAGCAGCGCCTACCCCGTATTTATAGCTTCCTAAGTAGAGCTAAGACTTACGACCAGGGCAGCTTTAAAGACGAGGACGGTAAGCAGATCTGCGGAAGTATAATGTACGCGGCCTGGGGTGGTGATGAAATGCACCGCTGGGCGGAAAGAACCTTAGAGAATATGGAAGAAGAAAAAAGCCTGCGCCACATTAAAAGCGTAGAAGAAACAGCTACCGAGATAATTATAACCTACGGCAAAGCTGAGGAAGTAGAAGAGGCTGGCTACGATAAAGAAGACGACCGCGCAGCGGCAGGATCTTTAAGCGTAGGGGACTTCGTGAGCTGGGACAGCTCCGGCGGTAGAAGCCAAGGCGTAGTAAAAGAGATTACTACGGACGGCCAAATAGAAGCAGACAGCGGCTTTAAAGTAAACGGCACGGCAGAAGATCCAGCGGCCCTTATTAGCGTTTACGATTACGATAGCGAAGAGGGCGCTTTTATGGAGCGTAAACCGCCTTTAAGAGTAGCGCATTTATTCAGCACCTTAACAAAGGTAAACGGTGCAGAGGTACGCAGCCTTAACGAAATAGTAGAGCAGAGAGCTTACGACGGGGAAATAAAAGCAGCTGAAGAAAGCCGCACCGTAGAAGGCTACGCTAGCGTCTTTAATTCAATGAGTGAAGACCTAGGCTTTAGAGAGGTTATACTACCCGGAGCTTTTAGGGACGTGTTAGATAACGACGTAAGAGCATTATATAACCACGATAGTAACTATTTACTAGCGCGCACAACTTCGGGAACCCTAGAGCTTAAGGAAGACGACAAAGGACTTTATTACCGTTTCGAGATGCCTAACACCTCTTACGGTAACGATATGCTAGAGCTATTTAGACGCGGCGACTTAACGCAGTCTAGCTTTGGCTTTACAGTAGAGAAGGATAACTGGCGTATGGAAGACGGCCAGCAAGTAAGATACATAGAGAGGGTAGGCTCTTTATTCGATGTAAGCCCGGTAGTTTACCCGGCGTACAGTCAAGCCTCTAGCGGACTACGCAGCGCAGAGCCGAAAGGCGAAAGCGAAGCGGAGGAAGCAAGAGAGACCCCTACCGAGGAATTAAATTATAATTTACACAACGCTTTAATTAAACTAGCTAAAGATGAATGCTAAACAAATGCGCGAAAAGCGCGGCGCTCTAGTAGAGCAAATGCAGGGAATGGTAGCAGCTGCAAAAGCTGAAGACCGTAACCTATCTAACGAGGAAAACGAAAAATTTGATGCAATCTCTAACGAAGTAGACGAGCTCCGCTCTGCTGCTGCTCGTATCGAGCGCTCGGAAGAATTGAAGAAAGAAATGGCTGCTAAAGCTGAGGTACGCGACAACGCACCTGCTGCTAAAGTAGAAGCTCGCGACGCGTTTAACGCTTACTTACGTAAGGGTATGAACGGTATTAATTCAGCAGAGGCTCGCGCACTCGCTGAGTTACGCGGATCCGATACGCAAATCACCACAAACGACGGGCTCGGGGGCTTCCTTGTACCGGAAAACTGGAGCGACTTCGTAAGCGCTACTGAGTTATTTAAGTCGGACATCGAGCAAGTAGCTACAGTTATTCGCACGGCTAACGGTCAGCACTTCAATTTACCTGCCAACGATGACACGGCCGTAGTCGCCGCTATCTTAGGGGAGGGCACAGCTGAGAGCGTTTCGGATATGACCTTTACTAACGTGAAGTTCGAGCCGTTTACTTACTCTTCTAAAATTGTAAAAGTATCTAACCAATTGATTAGCGATAACGCTTTTGATTTGGGCAGCTTCGTAGGTGGCCAATTAGCTAACCGTTTGAAGCGTGGTATTAACGCGCACCTAACTACTGGTGATGCTTCTAGCAAGCCGCAGGGTATTGTAACGGGTTCTACTGCTGGTAAAACTGCTGCTTCTGCTACAGCTGTAACAGTTAGCGAAGTAATGGACTTATTCTACTCAGTAGATGCTTCTTACCGTAACGCTCCTGGCGCTGCGTTTATGATGAATTCTGCAACCGCCAAAGCTGTGAGAGTCCTAGGTTTCGGGAGCTCAAACGATTTTCCCGCCTATGTGCCAGGGATGACCGTAGGAGAGCCGGATATGTTATTCGGTAAGCCGGTATACATTAACGAAGATATGGACGGTATCGCTACTGGTAACAAGTCTATTATCTTTGGTGATCTTAAGCAGTACTACGTTCACGAAGCGGGCGGCGTACAGTTACTACGTCTTTCTGAGCGTTTCGCAGATGCCCTCTCGACGGGCTACATCGCCTATCGCCGTGTAGACGGTAACGTACTACAAGGCTCAGCGATTAAGCACTTAGTACAAGCGTAAGCTTGAGCAGCTAATGAAGGTTATATTTAACCAAGCTATAGCAGGGGCAGACTTCTACTACACCTCCGGGCAAGTAGTAGAGCTGCCCTCTGCGGCTGCTGCTGAGTTTTTAAATGCTGGCTTCTGCGAAGTAGTAGAGGAGAAGAAAGCAGAGAAAGTAGAGAGAGCAGTAAGCAAGAAGAGCACTAAAAGAACAACCCGAAAAGCTAAGTAATGAGCTACAGTATAATTACCCCAGCAACTTTAAAAGCTTTGACCGTACAAGAGGTTAAAGATTATTTGCGCGTAGATAGCGACGCAGAGGACACCCTGCTAGGGGTACTTATAGACGCTTCTACACAAATGGCCGAGAGCTATTTAGGGAGGTTTCTTTTAACGACCGTTATAGAGGAGTTCTACGATTTTTTCCCCGTATATAAAACGGGCGTAGATCCTTTCCACGGCGACCGAAATATAATTTATTTAAGCCGCGGCCCAGTGCAAGCGGTAGCTAGCGTTAAGTATATAGACGGCAACGGCAACGAGCAGACCGTAACAGCTAGCGACTACCGCACGGATTTAGTAAGCGAGCCCTCGCGCATTATGCCAAACGAAGGCTGGCTAGGTACTAAGGACACGGTAAACGCTGTTATAATTCGCTATACCTGCGGCTATACTCAAGCCTCGGACGTACCGGCAAATATAAAAATGGCTATGCTTTTAATGATTGGCGAAATGTACGAGAAGAGAGTAGACAGCGTACACCGCTTACCTACAGCTTCCGAGTACTTGCTTAACCCTTATAGAGTTTTCCGCTTTGATTGATCCGGGTAAACTAGATAGAAGGATTACCTTACAAAGTGCGAGCGTAAGTACGGACGGCTTCGGCCAGGCTGTACGCACGTATAGCACCTTAGCGCAGGTATGGGCTAAAGTAGATTACCGAGGAACCCCTAAAGAGGGGGAAGATACCGAGAAGCTAACGAGCTTAAATAAGGTGCGCTTTACGGTACGCTACCGCAGCGACGTAGACGCCACAGTAAAGATAAGCTGGGGCGGTAAGACTTACGAAATTGAAGGCGTAAGCTTAGAGGGTAGAGAGCGCTACCTTATTATAGATACTGTACTAAGGGACTAATGGCTGTAACGGGTACTAAAAGCGGAGGCTTTTTAAACGCTAAAAAAGAGGGTATTTACTTTGAAGTAGACGGCCTAGAAAAAGCGCTAAAGAAACTAGAGAAGCTTAAAGAGATAGACCGTAAGAAAGCTAGACAGTTTAAGGCGGGTATAAAAAGAGCTGCTAGGCCTTTAGTAAAAAGTGTTAAAGCTAGTATAAAAGACAGTAACCGAAACGACGAAGGTAAAAAGGTGCGTAAGGGTTATAACGATACTGGCGAAATAACAACAAAGAAGAAGGTAAAAGAAGTTAATTATAAACCGGGTAACCTTCGCAGGTCTATAGGTTTTGTACCTTCAAGAATGAAGGGAGCGCTAGTAGGTTACGTAGGTGCTCGCTTTGGTAGTAAAGCAGGTAAGACCTTCGACGGGTATTACGCAGCTATAGTAAACTACGGACTAAAAAGAGGTCGCGCTAAGGCACCTACAAAAAACACGCGTAACGTGGACTACGCGCTAAAAGGACACCAAAAAGCAAAAGCGGTAACGCAGCAGCTTTTATATAAAGAAGTACAAAACATTATAAATAAGAGCTTATACGAGCTCAGTAGATAATGAACGAAGGAAAAGCTATTTACTCTATACTTACCAGCGACAGCGACGTAAACGCTATCGTAGGTACTCGCGTTTATCCGCAAATAGCAGCCCAAGAGGCCGCCTTTCCTTTTGTTGTATATGTATTACAAAATGTAGACCCTAGCGACACTAAGAGCGGGGTAAGTACTTTAGACGAGGTACGCTACGACATTATAGTAGCTAGCGAAAACTACGCAGAGGCTAGCGATTTAACGGGTAAAATACGAACCGCTTTAGATCGTTACAGCGGAACCGTAGCGGGTGTAGTTATTGATTCTATACAGTTTATAGACTTAGACGTAAATAACGACCCAGGAACGGAAACCTACCTAACGAATACAGAGTATATAATAAGAGTTAAGCGATGAAAATAACACTAACAAAAAAAGTAACACTACCCCACGGAAAAAAGGTAGACAAAGGTCTAACTTTAGAGGTAGTAAATGAATACGGCCTAGAGCTTATAGAAGCTGGTAAGGCTGTAGAATTTGGGGCCGAGGCTCCCGTAATAATTGAAGAACAAATAAATAATCTAGATTAAAAATGGCAACTACCGGAATTATGAACGGAACCCTCTTAGGGGTATACGTAGGAAGCACTCTAATAGCTCACGCTACTGAGGGCTCTATCTCTTTATCAATGGACACGCGCGACGCGACCAGTAAAAGCTCTAGCGGTACTCGCGACTTATTAGAGGCTACAAAGTCGGGTACTATCTCAGTATCTGCGCTTTACGCTGAAGATGCAGCTTACGGCGTCGATGACCTTATGACATCTTGGGCGGCACGTACAGCGATCGTAGTTAAATTCTCTACCGAGGTAACGGGCGACCATTTTTGGTCTGCTTCTGCCTATATAACTTCGTTAGAGGTTAGCGCAGGTATGGAAGATAACGTAACGTACTCTGCTACATTCGAGCTTACGGGCGCGATTACTTACAGCAATAACTAATAGTACAACACAAACACTTAAAGCAAATGGTTAAACACGTAGAAATAGGAGGAGTAAGCAGGCCGGTTAAATTCGGTTTCGCTGCCCTTATGGAATTTACCGAAGAGAACGGCTATACTATGGCTGACCTAGATAAATTAGGCGAGAATATGAAACTTAAGGACGCGCTCTTTTTAGTGTGGTGTGGATTGAAGCACGGCGCTAGAGTAGAAAAGCAACCTTATAAACATACGATCGAAGATATAGCAGACTGGCTAGACGAAAAGCCCGAAGCTATGGAGCAGGTACTAAACGTGTTTAGCTCTAGCTTTAATTCCTCGGAAGAGGAAAAAAAGTAAACGGGGCGCCGGGTGAAGGCCCGGCAGCCCCTTTAACTTTTGACTATTACCAGGAGCTAGCTTTAGGGCAGCTTAGCTGGACGCCGGCGACCTTCTACGAAGCGACGCCTAGAGAGTTAGAGAACGCCCTTAAGGGCTTCTTTAATTTATACGAAGTAGGCCAGCAGCAAAGCTGGGAGCGTGAGAGGTGGAGTACTACGGTACTGGTAAACCTACAGCTACCAAAAAACAAAAAAGTAAAAGCTACGGATTTAGTCCGCTTCCCTTGGGAAAATAAACACAAAGGCCCAAAGCTAACAAAACAAGAAGCTAAAGCAATACTAGCAAAATGGCAAAAAGGACAATAGCGAGTACTAACATTAGCATAGGTGCAAACCTTAGCGGCCTCCAGCGAGGCCTTAAGATAGCACAGCGCAGCCTCCGTAAGTTCGGAGGGCAGGCTAAGCGTATAGGTAGTAATATTACGAGTAGTGTTACCCTACCCTTTGCCGCTGCGGGTGCTGCTGGCGTTAAGATGGCTACCGACCTAGAGAGCAGTTTTAGCAAGATAGAGAACCTCGTAGGTATTACGGGTAAGGCTCTAGACGATTTTAAGACCTCGGTAAGAAACGTAAGTAGCGAAACTGGTAAGAGCCAGCAGGAGCTAAGCGAGGCACTCTTTACGGTTAGCTCCGCAGGTTTACGCGGCGCTGAAGCTACGGAAGTTTTAGAGAGATCCGCGAAAGCCTCAGCTATTGGCTTAGGAGATACGCAGCAAATAGCGCAAGCCCTTACCGGGGTTATGCAGGCTTACGGCAAATCGGGAATGACGGCAGCGCAAGCGACCGACACTTTAACCGCTATCGTAAGAGAAGGTAACCTAGAGGCGGAAGCTTTAGCCCCTACCCTTGGTAGGGTAGTAGGTATAGCTTCACAGCTTGGCGTAAGCTTTGAAGAGGTAGGCGCTAATATCGCAACCTTTACCCGTTTAGGTGTACCAGCCGAGGAGGCCGTAGTAGGTTTACGCGGTATTATGGCTAGCTTCTTAAAGCCTACAGCTGACGCTAAAAACGCTCTAGCTACTTTAGGAATGACTGCGGAAGACCTCCGTAACCAAGTAAGCGAGGAAGGTTTACAAGCTACCCTAGCTAATTTAATGACCGCCTTTGAAGGTAACGACGAGGCACTTACTAGCGTCTTCGGGAACGTCCGCGCGCTATCTGCTGTACTCGGTACAGCTGGAGCGCAGGGCGAGACCTACGCCGCTGTACTAGATAATATCAGTAATAGTACTGGTATAGTAGATGAGGGCTTCGAGAATGTAAGCCAAACGTCGGGCTTTAAATTCCAGCAAACCTTAAACAGTTTACGTAACGCAGGTATAGAGCTAGGAAACGCTTTACTTCCTTTGGTTACTAAAATAGCCACTTTTGTAACTACAGCTATAAACAGCTTTAGAGATCTCAGCACCGAAACAAAAACCGCTATACTAACCCTTACCGCTATAGTAGCGGCAAGCGGCCCTATTATGAGCGGTATAGGTTTTATAGCTACAGCTATAGGCGCACTACTTAGCCCGGTAGGATTAATTATAGTAGGTATAGCTGCCGCTGGTTTTGCAATGTATAAATTTTGGGATCAAGTTAGGCCCGTTCTTGTAGGTACTATAAACTATTTTATAGACCTCTATAACGAGAGCTCCTTATTTAGGTTAGTTATTCAACTAATTATAGCAAGCTTTAAAAACCTATGGACAGTAGGAAAGGCTTTATTTGATGGATTCGGCCAAAACCTAAAAGGTATAGGCCAGCTATTTTTAGGAGCCTTTACTTTTGATCTAGACAAGATTAAAGAGGGCTTAAATAATATTAAAGACGCCGCAGTAGATACCGTTACCGATATTATAGGAGGCATAAGCGATAATTACAGCGAAGCTATAGAAAACGCTTTCGCACCTAAAGACAAGATAGAGCTAGTAACCGAGGACGGACTACAGCAGGGTATAGACAATATGCTAGATCCTATTAAAAAAGGCTGGGGTAGTCTTAAGGAAATGTTTAGCTTTAAAGGCGGAGCAGGTACTAGCGGAGCAGGTGCTTCTAGTAGTCCAGCAGCCGTTATAGAGGATGCCGGAGACGCGGCAGAAGAAGCAGAGCCTAAAATAAATAAGCTTCAAGCCGCGTTTACTAGCTTAAAAAATAATGTAGACGTAGTAGGCTTAATGGTTAACGAGCTAGGTAACGCCTTCCAAACGATCTTTACCCATCAAATAAACGCAGCTTTAGGAGATACGGAGCAGAGCTTTAAAGAGATGACCAGTAGCGTTATATCGGATTTAAAGCAGCTAGTAATAAAACTCATAGCGGCAGCCGTAGCAGCGGCAGCGCTAGTAGCTTTATTAGCTATGGCAGGAATAGGAGGCTTTAGTATAAAGACCGCTTCCGATTTTGCTACTGGATTTAAAGGAGTATTCGCAGGAATGAGCGGCATAAAACTAGCTAAAGGTGGGTTAGCATTTGGTGAGACTCTCGCTGTGGTCGGCGACAACCCTAACGCTAGAATGGATCCGGAAGTAATAGCCCCACTATCTAAGCTTAAGAATATGATAGGCGGAGCTGGTGGCGGTACCGTAACGGTAGTAGGTAAGCTATCCGGCCAGGACATCTTACTAAGCAGCGAAAAAGCAGGAAGAACACGAAGCAGATATAGAGGGTTTTAAATATGGGGTTAAGGTTATATAGTGAATTTCACAGCTCAACGGATAAGCTTTTTAAAGTAGAGATCCACGACAGCAGCTTTAGCGGAACCGCTGAGGCTTTCACTGTTGCGGGCGATGGGTTTACCTTAAACTACAGCGGAGAGACCGACGACATAGTAAGCCCTATTATAGGCTCTAACTGTACTATAAGCGCGTACAATAATAGCGACGCCTTCGACACGTTTATAAACCTGCTTAACAACTACCAAGAGGAGCGCTTTACAGTTCGTATATACGGGGAAGCGGATAGTATAGAAGACGGTCTAGTAATGAGCTATTACGATACCGAGCTGCCGCCGGATAACGGGTTAGTACTTTACTGGTGTGGTCTTATTATGCAGGATCTAATAACTATAGAAGATACGCATAAGCCCTACGTCTTTAGCATTACAGCTGTAGACGGTATAGGACACCTAGCTAACAAACAGTTTACGAGTATAAGCAACGTAACGCTAGAAAGTTTTATAGAGAGTGCAGCGGACGCTATAGGAATAGATAGCTTATATGCAGACGACGACCTACTGTACGCCACTAGCGTTAATATTTGGGACACTCAGCAAACCTATAGCACCTCTAACGACGTAACCACTTTAACGCGCTTTAGCGCCTTAGTATTTGCAGATAAAGAAGAAGACGGTAGCTATGTATACTCTAGCTATTTAGATGTATTAAAAGAGCTTTGTATAGCCTTTGGCGCTAGGTTCTACCAACGCGAGGGGGTTTACTACTTCGAGCAATACTTAGAGCGTACCGTAACTACTAGAACGGTAAGCGCTTACCATAAGGACGGTACTAAAGCTTTTACTTCTACTGTTAGCGACGACGTAACCCTCGACGGTACAACCGGAGGAGGGGCACGTCTAGCGGGTAACAGCTTTAACTTCTTACCGGCACTAAAAAAAGTACAAGTAAGCTACAACCAGGAGCGCAGTAATAACCTACTAGCTAATAGATTGACCTACACCGGTGCAACGGGTAGGCAGGATTTAGGCTTCGTAGTAGATGACAATAGCGGACAAATCCAAGTAACGGGGCAGCTTATATACCAGCTTACCCATAACGGTAATGCGGGTGCGATAGCCTTAGATTTTTGGCGCCCGGTATGGCGGGTAGAGCTTCGTGTAGAAGACGCGGCAAACCCGGGAACCTTCCACTACCTTAAGAGAAACTTTAACCCTAGTGGGGGACAGCTTTACGGAGCTACAAGCTGGACAACTACACCTAGCTTTTACCACGTAGACGCGGGTACAACAAGAAACGAGGCTAGCGGCGCTTACATAAGTAACACCTTTAGCCTAGTTACTCCGCCTCTACCGGTAGACGGGGACGCGCAGCTAGACGTAAACTACTACCGCGTATACGACGGTTTCAATAACACCGTAAAAGCGGTGCCTACTTACTTTACGGAGACTAACCAAGTAAAGGAAGTTACAGCTACCTACTTTAATGGTAACGGAGGCGTAAGCGATGTTACGGTATTTAGTGCTACGAATACGGACACTAATATAAATAGTAACCTTATTCTAGATTTAGGCGAGTTAAGGGTAAGCGATTCTTTAGGCTTGCAGGGTAGCTTTTACGTATACAACGGCAGCGCCTGGGTACCTTCTACGCAATGGCGCCGAGGGAATAGCGGTAGCTATACGAGCTTACTAAAGCTTTTAACTAATGAAGTACTAGCGCTACATAAGAAACCTATAGAAAGGTACAGCGGCACGATTGTAGGGCCTTACCCGTTCGGGGTAAGGTACAGCTTCGAGAGTGCTTTTTGGCTTCCTATGAGCGGAAGCTATAACGCTAATATGGACGAATGGTCTAGCGAATGGTTTAAGGTTCAAAAGGACTTAAGTAATATTACTATAGACAGTCCAGTAGGTAGCGGCGGCGGTGCTGACTTCGTAGCAAGGGTAAGCGGTCAGCAGGGAACGGACGAGGTAATAAACGGCGTAGACATTACAGTAACTACGAGCGACGTAACCGGTAACCAAACCATAGGCGGTACGCTAGGGGTTACGGGTAACAGTACGTTAGCTGCTACGAGCGTAGGGGAGTTTACTACTACCTCTAGAGTGAACGTAACTATAAACGATATTACCGCAACAGGCGGCGGATCAGAAAATTTATCCGCAAACAAAAACTTTAGCTTCCTTACTTATTCCGGTGAAAACGGAACCTATACTATAACACTACCCGAAGCTGAAGACGGCGTTATACTGCGATTTAAAACGGACGACACTATAGCCGCAAACAAAACAGTAACGATAGCGCCGCAAGCGGGCGGGCGTATTGATGAAGAGGCTAACTATGTATTAAACCGTCCGCTAGATGGCGTTTCATTATTAGGCCGTTCCGGATCTAACAAATGGTATGTAATACAAAAGAAAGAAAAATAAATAAGTACTAAGTTTATACTATATTAAATACTACTAATGAATGAGAAAGGCTCAATTTTTTTACCTGCTACGCAGAGGCCTACTAAGCGGAGGCTTAAACTTAATAAAGGAGGGGTTAGTTATGGCCAGTAAGTTTACTACCCAGGGGCTATCCTTTCCCGTACAAGGCTCAGCCCTATTCAACGGGACGAGTGATTATATAGAGGCTCCACTTTTAAACGATTATAGCGGTTATAATGGCTTAACCTTTTCCGCTTGGATGTATTCGGGTGATTTGACCAACAATAAAACCATCGCGTCAAACTGGGGCGATAATGCAAACTTAAATTTTGGTTGGTTAATTTTTACTGGTCAGTTTGTAGATTACCGCGTTTCTTGGTTGGTATCAGATGACGGAACAAACTACAACCGATTAGATAACGGAACCAACCTAAACGAAAATCAATGGTATTACATTACGTGCGTTTGGGAAGCGGGTGTGGCGAAGATTTACATTGACGGCAGTTTAGATGGAAGCGATTCAACTGGTGTACCTTCATCAATTTACGCAACTGATTTTCCTACAATCATTGGGGCTGATTTTGACGGCCCTAGCGAAACTCCATTCAGAACATTCAACGGCAACCTTGCAAACGTCGCAATATGGAACCGCGCACTTTCAAGCGATGAAATAAACTCTGTGATGTGGAAGCCTTACCAAGCGTTAAACGCTACGGAATCAAACGGACTGCAAGCGTGGTACTCTTTAGACGATATAGCAAGCCCTACGGCATCGCTCGCGACAATGGAGCAACTCGCAACGGATAAAGACGCAACAATCGAAAACAAGGCGGCCATCACGGCGGCCATAAATGCACTAAGCTAATGGCACTAATTGACAAAGCGAGCCTTTTAATGGTGCCAAGCACCTACGAGGCGGGGAAATTATACAACGTACTACCAAGCGGAAACCGCGCACCGGATAGCACCGACCAAAATAGTGGGTACGACCAAACGCGGGCCGATTTTGATTTTGACCGCGGGAGCAATGCGGCGGCCAGTAGAATCAATAGTTTCGGATTGATAGAAAAATATCGGGAAAACTTATTGGTGCAGAGCAACCAGTTTGATACGACTTGGGGGAAAGTAAATATTTCAACAACAAACGGCCAAGAAGGTTACGATGGAACGAACAATGCTTGGAAAATTGAAGGCACTGGAAGCGCGGCATTTTCTTATTTATTACAAAGCGAAAGCAATAATATAGTAAAGACGCGTAGTGTTTACGCAAAGGCTGGTAGTGTATCTTATTTAGGTATTTGGGGAAGTGGTTCAAATTTCGGTTACTTTGATTTATCAAATGGTACCTTGGACAACATCAGCGGTTCAAGCGCAATAACGCATTCTATTACCGATGTAGGAAACGGATGGTATAGATGTGAATTCACTACAACTGGGAGCACCTCATCTTTTTATATAGTTGCATCGGCAAATGCAAACGGAACAAGTTTGAGCACTGGCGATTACATCTACATCCAATCAGCACAACTGGAAAGCGGCCTCGTAGCTACCGAAGTTTTGACCAGCGGAGCGACCACCGGCAAGGCGGGCGTACTCGTCGATTTGCCGCGGATAAATTACGACGCGAACGGGGAAAACGGGTCGCTTCTTTTGGAGCCGAGTCGTCAGCAGTTGTTTAATTATTCCGAATACTTTGGCGATTGGGGCGTTTCTGCTGGAACGCTTACCGCTAATTCCGCAACAAGTCCGGAAGGCGTGAAAAACGCTTATTTATTTACTGAAGATACAACAACGGGTTACCATAGATTCGCTAAAAATTCGGGTGGTTCAAATTCAACCAAGACCTTTAGCGTGTTTGCTAAATGGGCTGGCGGTAGTGGTCGCAAATGGCTGACGATGGACAACGGCCCTATCTGCTATTTTGATTTAGAAAACGGCGTTAAAGGAAACGTTGGCGCAAATTGCACCGCAGATATTGAAGACTATGGAAACGGCTGGTATCGTTGTTATTTTACACATACCAATAGTATAACTGGAACGCTTTACATAGGAAGTTCAAACACAAACGGCGGAGCCGGCAACCATTTAGGAAATGGCGAAAACGCTTTTTATTTGTACGGGGCTCAAGCAGAGGACGGCGCAACCTACGCGAGTTCGTACATCCCGAACCATTCGGGGACGGGCGGAGTTACCCGCGCGGCGGATTCTTGTTCAGTTACGGGCGCGAGTGATGTGATTGGGCAGACGGAGGGGACTTTGTATGCGGAGTTTGAAATAGGAGAAGATAACGCACATTTCTTCTTGTACACAAACACAAGTAATGCTATCTACATTCAAACAAGAATAGGCGATATGTGGAGGGCTTATGTAATAAACGGAGGCGTGTATCAAGTTACAATAACAACGGGGTCAGTTCCTACAAGCGGATTTGTAAAAATGGCTTTTGCATATAAGGAAAATGATTTTGCGTTGTATGCAAATGGAAGTTTGATTGGCTCGGATACATCGGGGAGCGTACCCGCTTGTGATTCATACGACCTTGGACTCGGCCCTTATGGAGCCGGATTTAGTGCAAAGCAAACAAAACAAACCGCCCTATTCAACGAACGATTAAGCAACGCGGAACTTGCAACCCTTACAACTTTATAAGCTATGAAGTACACATTTAGAAAATACGAGTTTACCGACGCGGCGAGCGCACAAAGCGCAATCGACGCGCTCGGTATTGATGACGACGGCAACGCAACCCACCGCCATACAATCGCAATGCTGGGGTATATCGTAACGACGGCGGCAACATACGACGACGACGGCGAAGAGTTAACCCCGGCGCAACTGGCGGACAATTATTCCGTCGATGTTCTTTGGCGTGATGAGATCGCAGAAGATTGGGCGAGCCATATCGTTTGGCCCGATCCAGTGGG